ACGCGGGCAACGTCTATGGCATTGGACGGAGCCGAGCCGATTGCAGCGGCGGTTCCGGCAATAAGGTCGTAAGACAGGAGCTGCCCGCCGTCCGCCCCGATGATATTGTCCCCGAACTGCGTCAGTCTCAGCCTGCGCGATGAAGTCAGCGCCAGAATGTCCGTCCATGCGGCCCCGGAATATTTGCGAAGCTCCGTCGCTGTCGCGGCAAGGAAGGTCGCGTTACCGTCCGAACCGACAAATGCCCCGCCGCCGTTGATTGCGCCGCCGAGAGTTGGTGTAATTCCCGAAAACCCCGGCATTGGACCGTAGCCGTTCGCAATCGGCCTCACATTCCTTGCATCGCTTAGTGTGTTCGTCTGGGATGGGGCCTTGTCCGGCTGCCATTCGCCCAGAGGATAGACCTTAGCGGGCACTAGCAGCGCGCCTGCCAGACTTGGCCCTGCAAATTGGGGACTAGCGGCCCGGCCCCGAACCTGTCGTTGCGGGAAGCGCGGTTGACCTGGTCGATCAGCGCGGTCGTGTAATTGAGATATTTCTGCGCCTTCGCGTCATTATCGACGTAATCGTAGGCGTAGGAGATCGTCGCGGCCCAATAGAGGTCCGGGTGCTTTTCGAGCAGCCAGTTGGACGTGCTTGCATCGGATAGCCCCTGAATCCGTGCGAAATAGTCGAGATGCAGAGTGATCGTTGCCGAGGGAGGGGGTGTCAGCACCAACCCGCCATCGACAAGGCAATAAGCGACCGGCGTGTCCGTCGTTCCGTCGAAATCCTGGCGGATTGCGGTTGGGGCCATTCCCCTCAATGGGCGGTCTGGCGAGCCTTCGATGTAGAGCGCTCGCATGGCGAGATAATCGGCGGGGAGGTCGGTGTTTTCGTTCGTCGCCGTGAGAAGCGCAGACGTTTCCATGTCCGGCGTGCGAAGCTCGCGGTTGAACATCGCTTCCGCCATCTGGACGAACATCGGAATCTTGGCCGAAAGATCGTCGCGGTCCAGCCAATCACCAACGGTCGTAAGAAGCGTTGCGTAATCGGGGATTGGCGAAGTTGACGGGACTCCGACCGAGATCGACATTAGTAGATCAACTGCATGGAGACGGTGGCCGATGCCGGGCCGGTCGCCACGACACTGCTGATGACGCAGGTATTGGGGATTACGTCATTGGCCGTCGCATTTGCCGCTGCTGTCAGCCCCGGATAGACGCGAAGCACGGTTAGGCCGGTCGAGGAAATCGCCGCCGAAGCGAGAATGTTATAGGTCGCGCCTGAAACGGAATCGACGCCCTTCAATGTCACCGTGAGCGAGCCGGTTACGGCAGTCACGTTGATAAGAAGGATGCAGCCCTTTGCCTGCTGCGTGTCGAGATTGCCCGTGACGACCGTTCCAGCGGCCTGCGCGGTAAGCGTCTGCACCGCGCGGAGGTCGATGCACTTGCTGGCGTTAGCGTGCATTTAGCAGCCTTTCAGATGATGATGTTGCGTGTTTTCAGGTAACGGTAATCGGAGCTGTTCAGCAGGCCGTTGACCTTGCGGCGCGTCTCTTCGCAGGTGGTGTATTTCCACGCATCGACGCCGTGTTTGACCTTCCACTCGTACATGATGCCCACGGGGATCGAGGCAACATGCTCCATGTCGCCCATGCGGCCCGTGTTGACGTGATTGGCGAGCAGCTTGTTCTGATCCAGATGCTTCTGGATCGCCTGCGCCGACTGTTCGTAGCGGACGCAAACCCCAAGCGGATCGTCGGGATTGTTGCCGACGTATTTCTTGAGGCCGGTGTGGGGGTTGTGGTCAATAAGCTCCCAGTCATACATGGCGGAAGCTCCTGAGAATTGGGGCTGGACTTTCCCGTCTCCCGCATGTCCAGCAACGCGGGTAAGGAGTGCGCGGGGTTATTCCTTAAGAGGCTACGTCAGGTCGCGAATTGCAGCCGACGCAGCTTCGTTGCGGCTAACCAGGCAGACTTCCTGGCGCATGGCCTTGCGGGTCGCGAGGCCGGTGGTCGCAAGGTCGAACACCTTGAGGCCGTCAAGCTCGGCAACCGCCCAATACTCAGGGTCGATCACCAAAGCGTCACGCGCCGAGCAGAAACGCGACGGCACGAACTGGACGTTACCGGCGTCGGACACGTAAATGTCCGCGCCAGCCACAATCGTGATCGGCTTGTCGCCCGCTTCGCGACGCGAGGTCGCGAGGCCGGAGAAACCGGCTGCGATCTGCTTGTGGCCCATGTCGGTAATGACCATCTTGGGGTTGCCGCCGGACACCCAGCAGTCCGCCAGCGCGGTCTTGAGCAGCGTTTCCGTATAGGTGCGCTGCGTGCCGTTTCCGGCTGCCGCATTGACGTAGCCCGACGTGCCGCCGCCCGAATAGGTCGGATCGGTCCCGGTCGAACCCTTGTAGCTGTGCGTGACGATGAAACCGAGCGCACCGGCGGACTCGCCAGCGGTGCCCGAAGCCGGAGCAACCGCAGCCTTGTTCGCGGTAAAGCGAAGCTCGGCGTCGGTCTTGATCTCGCGACCGGCTTTCATCAGTTCCCGGCCCATTTCGGAAGCGCGACCGGCGGTCTTGCTTGCCTCCATGGTGGTCGAAGAACCCACAACCTTGGTCATGATCTGCGTGTAATTGCCCTGACGGGTCGTGTTCGCACGCGAATCGTTGGTGAGGTCGTCGCCCTGGATGTGCTTGTTATCCACGTTGGCGGCGGCCAGTTTGTCGGTTTGCCATTCCTGTCTGTTACTTTCGGGCCACCGTCGCCCTACTAACCGCTTGCGCGGCGGTTGCCCGCGAAGGCAACTCTCCGGATTTCGCCGGAGGTCGGACTATATCATCAAGCCGTTACCGGCTCGCCAAGCATGTAGTCTCTGAGGTTACGTGGCACATGCAGATAGGGCATTTTCGCCCACCGTTCGACGCGCTCCTGTTTTCTGGCGATGCGGAAATAAGCGCCCGCATCAATCCAAGAGCGCATCTTGATTGTCACCCGTCGAGGCGTTCTGTATCCCGGCTTGCGAGGCTTTTCGACCCCGATTTTGCCGTGAACAATGCCAACCGACTGCAAGAGCCTCAGGAAATCGTCGAACCAAACATCGGTCGACTTGAAGCCCATGTGAGCTTGGCCGCGCCCTTCCTTGACGACGACAAAGCCCTCGGAATCCATAAGACCGGCAATGAGCGCCAGTCTCGTTTCCTTATCGGCGGTGAAAATCCATTCTGGCAGCTTGGCCTTCCTATCCGTTTCCGACCGCAGCGCCTCGCAAATGTGAGGATCGCCGCAGCGGATGGAATGGTTCGGCTTACTGCTCTTGCTTACTGCATGTGTGTGAAGGCTAACCGAATATTCAGTGAACGCCATGAGGGCCTCTTTCGTCGCTTCCGCGAAGTCGAGGTCAATAGTGTTCAGTCTAAATACAGGATACCTTCGACCGCGTGCCTTGTGGAACACGTCGGTCACGCAGCCATCCCCCAAGAAAGTGCCTAGGAGGTAGGCCCACGTCTTACCTGCTGATTGTCCAATCCTGTGCATTTTCACGCTTTGGTAGCACAAGCTCTAAGGAGTTTCCAGCAATTAGCTCGGTTTTACTTCCACAAATTAGCTATGGAAAACCTGGCTGGCGGACTCGCTGCCAATGGCTTTCTGGAACGGGCAATCGTCGGGGAAGAGCGCGCCGATGGTATCGGACAGGTCCTCCCGAACACCCACGCGGCCAACCGCCTGGATGGTGTTTGAAGCAACGGTCATTTTGTTTGCTTTCTATGTCGAGGCTAGCTGAGCCAGCCCTGTGCTTTTCCAAGCTCGAAGAAGGCTTGCCCCTGAACATCGCGGTTCTTGGAGTTAAGCGCGTCTGTGAGCGATGCGACGTTTCTTGCGCGAGACTGATCCGTGGTCTGGCTAACGCCGGGCTTGACCTGTTTCGGTAGCCCCTTGGCGGCGCGAACCTTCTCCATCTTCTTTGCTTGCAGCGCGTCGTATTTCGAGGCTTTCGCCTTCCATTCGGCGGCTGTTCGCATCGCGAGGATGTCGGTTGCGCGTGCCTGTCCAATCAGCTCGTCGGGATACCCAAGCTCCTTGGCGACGGACGAAAGCTTCTGCCGAAGTTCCGGTCCGGTCGTAGGGTCTGCGTATTCCGGGAATTGCTCGGTGATGATGCGTGCCTGTTCGGCGTGTTCGGCCTGCTCGGCCTGTTGGGCTAGGTGCTGGGCTTGCTGGGCGTGCTGCTGTGCCAACTGCTGCGCCTGTGTGCGCTGGGCATTGGCGTGCTGAACGGCCCGCATTTGCTGTGCGTAGCCAACTGGGTCGGTTGCGAGCAGCATCGGGTCGGGCTCGGCAACATCGAACGACGATGCGAGCTGCTGATACTGCTGCGCGTAGCCCTGCTGGATTTGGGCAAGCTGCGCGATTGCAGCCTGTTCCGCGTCTCGCTGGGCGCGCGTTGCTTCCTGCGATTTCTGCTGGACGAAACGCTCCCGCTCCGTCTCCCGCTTAGCCACAGTTTCCTGCAACTCGCGGGGAAGCTCGGCAAACTTGGCCTTTGCTTCAGCATCCCACGATACCGGAGCGTCGATGGGCGGAAGATCATCGGCTTCCGCTTCGTCGTCCAGATCGTCATCGGCTTCTTCGGCGGCTTGCGGCTCTTCGCCTTCGTCGCTTTCTGCCGGTGCTTCGTCCTGCTCTTCTTCGTCCGTCAATCCGAACTCTTCGGCAGCGAGTTTCGTGAACACGTCTGCGGGATTGGTCGGTTCGACGGGCGCGGCCTCGCCTCCGACTGCCTCAGCGGGCTGGGTCATCGGGTTCGTCCTTTTCGGGCTTCTTGTGTTGCGCTCTGTTGAGCGATCCCGGCCTTTGCCGTGGATTGGTGGCCGGTGGTCCGGCTTCTGTTCTGTTCAAAAATGTGCTAGTCAGCGCAGATGGCTGAGTTATTCATTAAGCGGCGGTGGTGGCAGTTCTGGAAGCCGAAGTTACGACTTGCCCCCGGCGTCACCGTAAGCGATCTGCAACGAGCGAAGACGCTTGAAACCCGTCGCCTGTTAGACTCAATCCGCTAGTATCCCGTGCCGATCTGGAGCAGCCGCCGCTTGGGCGCACTCATCTGCTCGATCTTCTCAGCCCTTAACTTGTCCGCATGGGCCAGCTCGCCGTCGCGTATTGCCTCACGCATCCCGCCCTCGATCTCGCCAAGGATACGCAATGCATTGGCAAGCGACGTGATCTTGTCCGCCCGTTTGTCGCGGCTCAGTTCCGTGGTCGCAATCTCCGTCAACCGCGCCGAATACGTCTCGCGCATCGTGTTCACGATTGGGGCGACAAACTCATCCCATGCCCGCTCGGCATTGTGGGCACGGGCGATGCGTTGCTCGGGAGTCATTTGTTAATCGCTCCGCCTTGCCTGAACTTGGCAATCTGAACCTTGGAATCCTGCTCGGCAGCGTGCTTGTGCGCGTTCAGGACAAGCTCCTGTGCATCAAGCCAAGCCTGGAGGTTCTGCTGGCGGACGGCCAAATCGCTTTCCATCTGCGCCCGAGCGGTAGCGATCTCCGCGTCAGACTGGTGCTTGGCTGCCATGAGAGCGAGCTTCTGCTGGCCCTCCTGCTGCGCCTGTTCCAACGCGGCCTGTTTCTGCTGCACCTGCGCCTGCAATGCGAGAACCTTGGGATCGGGCTGTTGCTGCTGCGGAATAGGTTGACCGTCCGGACCTTTCGGAACCGGCGTGAAAATGTCGTTGGGAGCAAGCCCCATGTCCTTCGCCGCCGCCGCAAGGTTATTGTAAACGTCATCCCACGTCACAATCGGGGCCTGCGCCTGCATCAACAAAGTGTGGGTTTGCGCGACCATGTTGCGATACATGATCCGCTCGTCCTTGGCCCCCGAGCCAAGCCCGACCTTGACGTTGACCTCCATCCCCTCCGGCCATTGCGACGGATCGACCTGGCGGAACTCGCCATCCACCCTGATCTGGAACGGCTGGCCATGCTCGCGCATCAGGCCGATCTTCTTCATGAACAGCCGGGCGACGCCTTCCGCGAAGTTGCGGATGACATAGCGCTCCATCTGCTGGCCGCGCGTCATGAGCATCTTCTGCCCCGACGCGGTATCGTTCAGCGTGTCCTCGTCCACACCCTTGTTCAGACGAGTGATTCCCGTGCGGCTTTCCCGCTG